GTATTCTGGTGGGGCTCAATTAAGATATACAGATATTTACATTGATTACTACGGTAGATTAACCTTTGGTGGAACTGCTTGGGCTACACAATTTTCTACTGATTTAGCTGTATCTGGGTATGATAAAAGTCTGACAATGGGTGGCAGATATGATATTTTGTTTACAGCCATTCAATCATACGCTGGAGCTGTTCATTCACTTCGTTCTTATCCACCGAGTAATCACTCTTCCAATTATATCTTTGCTCCACAAAATAAAGGAGGCGAGTCAGTTCCAAATGATTTTGGGTATCCTTACACATCAGCTTCAACTATCTATCTCCGTTCAAGTTCTCTTTATATAGATAACGAGCATATAAAATTTCAGCATACGAGAGAAAAGGGAATTATAGAAACAGGAGTAGGGGATTTGGTTTTAGCTCCAGCAAGTGATGTAGAACTTGTTAATTTCGGGGCAGAGAAAGTTACGAATGGCGGGATAAAGACCGATACGACTGGTTGGACATTAGGAGCAGGTTGGACACTTGTATCAAAAGCTATTTCTCATACTTCTGACGGAACAGCAGTTTTTGAGCAGGATGTCAGTGCGGTTGCAGGAGAAACTTATGAGGTAGCTTATACTCTAATCTATGTAACAGGCACAGGAACGGTAACAGCAAGTCTGGGCGGGACAACAGGCGTAACAAGAACAGCCGAATATTTAGACCAGTATTATACAGAAAGGATAACAGCCATAGATGATGGTAATTTAACATTTACCCCCTCGAATACGGCAAGATTAGCAATTAAAGGAATAAGCGTAAGAAAGGTAACTGGAGCTAACCTCACTACTTTAGGAACACTTGGAGCGGGGGCGACTACCGTAACCTCACTTGACGCAGGTTCAGGGGCTATCGCTACCACAGGCACAATATCAGACGGAGTTTTAACTATTTCAAACGGCTCTATTACAGGTATGGGAAATATCACAGGAACGGATGTTGATATTTCTGCAGGAACAGGACGTTATTCGGGAACAGGTCAAATCCAATTATCAAATGGAACAATATCAATAAGCTTAAATGATAACGCCTTCGCTGGCTACTTTACCGACGGGACTTACACTGCTTATCTTGGGGACAGTGCTAACAGCGTAGCTGGCTACTTTGACGATGGCGTTGCGATAGAAACAAAAATATGCGACGGGACTTATGGGGTAAATACGACAGGGGGTATTATTACCACAGGCATAATCCAGGCAAATAATGCCATATACTTTACCCAAACAGATGGCAACGAAGCTATAGACAGCTTGAATGACGGGTATATGGATTATGGGGCGACTACGGCTCATAGATTTAATACTCCTGTAAGAAGCTCAACAGCATCGTATCGCAGATATTATCATCTTCCAGTTGATTCATTCAACCCTGGAGCTTCTGGAGCAACTTGGACTTCAGCAGATGCTAACCATAGGGGAGGGTGGCGGCTAAACGCCTCAACTGAAACGCTGGAGTTTGGGACAGATGTCCACTCAGATTGGGATGGTGCGAGTGATTTAACTATTGAGTTGCACTTTGCTCTTAACGTGGCAGGAAATCCTGGTGATACAGTTGATTTAAGATTACAATGTTTTTACAACGGGGATGGCGACATTGTTACAAAGACGCAAGTCCTTGAAGAAGCTGTTACGACTGACGGCACACAATACAAAGTATATCAAGTAACTTTTACCATTAATTGGGATGAGACAGATAATAATGTTGAAGTTGGAGACGCCTTCGGATTTATCCTTAACCTTGAAACAGACACCTCGGAAATAGATGATGCTATACTTTTGCAAGGTAATAGCTCTTATTTTTATAACACAACTCATACGGGCATAGAAAGTGGGGACACATAATAAAACGTTTAAAGCACCAGAATAATATGACGAAGAAAAAAGTCGTTATTATCATAGGGATATTCCTAATAATCGGGTCGGTTTCCCTCAACCTTTATTGGTTCGGTTGGAAAAGAATTGAGCAGAGGATCTACCAGCGAGGAGTGAATGACGCCATAGTTTTTGTGGTTAGTCAAGTCCAGAACACAGGAGAGGTGAGGATAACTACTGAGCAGGGAACACTGATCTTAGCCCCATTGGGCAGAGGAGGAGCGATTGAGGAAATAGAAGATGAATAAGACATTAGAAAAATGGTTAATAAAAATAGGAATACCTTTGGGAATAGCGGTTGGAGTGATAAGTTTTGTAATGCTGAAAGGGGAAAAGACTATAACCTACGATGAGTATCTTGCTACCGTTCAGGTTTACAATGAGAAGATTTGGGAGATTAAAGACGATTGCGATAATGATGTCAGATGTTTGAGAGTTAATGGCAAACCGAATGTGAGATTTTGGGGTATTGAAAATAAAAGAGATATTGTAAAGCAGTTGAATCAATGGATCAGGGACGAGACTGAAGATCCCAATGTTTACAAGAAGATAAAGGATTAACTTGACACGACCCCTTGGTGTGCCGTAAAATAAAGTAATAATATGCCTTATCAAAACGAACATAGTGCGAGGCTAAAAAGTCCGGGAGGATATATCAGATTCAGGCGTCAGAATAATAAGTTTGGAGCAGGGATCCACGCTATTTGGGGTGTCCGTTCAGATCAAAAAGTTGAACTACAATCTATCCGTTTTGACAAGACAAAGTTCACAACTGCTCAAGCTAGGGCTTGGTTAAAGGATCATGACTATAAACCCATCTTATTCGAACCAGCGGTTAAAGAAGGCTCTGAGGGGCATCCAAAGACGTTTGTAGCTTGGACCGAGCTGACTTTTGCGGATGGGAAGTATAAGAAAGAAATACAGGTGCTGAAGATCGGGACGTGGAAACATCCTGTATATGGAAAAATTAAAATAGGTGAAAAGGATTTAGATGAGTTCGTAGAAAACTTCGATGGTAGTGTCCGAAAGGATCTGCCTATAACCGAGGGCCATGCCGTTGGCAATGAAGAAAAACCTGCTATCGGCTGGTTCAAGGAGTTAGTGAATAAAGGTCGTGATGGTCTTTGGGCAATAGTAGATTGGACTGAGCAGGGGAAGAAGCTTTTGAAAGAAAAGGCTTACAAATACTTCAGTCCAGAATTCTATGAGACCTATGAAGACCCAGAAAATCATAAAGTTTATTCAAATGTATTAGTAGGAGGAGCATTAACCAACCGTCCTTATTTTAAAGGACTTCAAGCGGTGGTGCTTTCCGAGTTTACATTTGACGAGAATATGAAAACTTTAGAAGAAGTTTTAAAGTTAGAAGTTTCTGATCTTACCGACGAAGATAAGCAGGTCATCAAAGACAACAAAGATGAACTGACAGATGAGCAGAAAGAGACCTATAAAGATGTCTTAGAAGAAGAGACTACTGATGAAGGGAATGAGGGAGATAAAGATAGTGAAGGTGATGAAGGTAAAGATGAGGGCGAAGAAGGGGATGATGATGAAGGAGGTGATGACGATGAAGGTGAAGAAAAGAAAGGAAGTGAGGTTGTTCAGATTGATAAGAAAGCATTAAAGGTATTGGAAAGGAATTCTCAGGAGGGAGTGAAGGCTATGGCTTTATTAAGAAAGAAAGAAGTTGATATTTATGTGAATGGGATGACATTCAGTGAAACAAACGTAAGGGGACCTCTCTTGCCAAAGTCTCGGGATAAGGTAGCAGATCTTATGCTTTCCTTGACCGAAAAACAGCAAGAGGCGTTCAAAGCGATAGTGGCAGAATTGCCAAAAACAATCCTATCTTCTGAATTGGGCAAAGATTCTGGGATTGAGGTAAAGGCTTCAGAACAGATCCAAAGTATGGCCGAGGCAAAGATGGAAAAGGACGATAAACTTTCCGTCCGTCAAGCCATCGATCAGGTTCTAGCCGAAAACCCAGAACTTGCTAAACAAGTGGAGTAGGAGGGTAAGTAATAATAAACCACAGGAGGAAGCGAGATACGGTCGGTCTTGTTATTAACATTTACCTTGTAAAAGGATAAGACGATGAGTCAACAAAACGGTATTCTAGATATTACTTTTCCTGCTGCTACTGACTTAAGACTCAAACAGTATCATGTTGTTAAGTCCGTTGGAAGTGCTACTCCTTACGCAGTTCAGTTAGTTTCTGCTGAGACAGATGTAGCTTACGGGATCTTACAGAACAAACCGAATGTAGGTGAAGCTGCTGTTGTTAGAGTCCTCGGGACTTCAAAACTAGTTAGAGGAGGGACAGCTGTAACAGAAGGAGTGCAAGTCACAACAGACGCTAATGGAAGAGGAATCCCTGCTGATGCTGATAAAGAGTATATTATCGGTATTGCTTTAGAACCAGGGGCTACTGCTTTAGACGTTTTTGAAGTTCTTATTGTTCACTACAAGGCATCAATCTAATGAAACCCACAGGTCAAGATATACGATATGATCCGATACTTTCTAACGTCTCGGTTGCCTATCAGAATGCTGATTACATTGCTAATGTAATCTGTCCGATAGTTTCTTCCAAGACTAAAACTGGGAAATACTTCATTTACGACAAGTCCAAGTTCAGAGAGGTTGAAAGCCTTAGAGGGATGGGTGCTGCGGCTGCGGAGGTTGGTTACGGGCTTACTCAAAGCACAGCTTATGTTTGTGATGATCACGCCTTAAGGGAATTGGTTCCTGATGAATTAAAAGATCAGGCTCCTAATCCTCTGGCTCCAGAAATGGATGCTGCTGAGAACGTGAAGGAGAGGTTGTTGATAGAAAGGGAGCGTGCCTTAGCTGCCTATATGCAGGCTGTGGCTAACCTTACTAATAACACTACTCTTACACTTACTGCTCAATGGTCAGATTATGCTAACTCTGATCCGATCGGAGACATCGAGACTGGTATTGAGTCAGTTCGTTCCAAGATCTTCAAAGCTGCTAATACTTTGGTATTAGGACAGGAGGTCTACAACAAACTGAAGCATCACCCTGACATTGTGGATAGATTGAAGTATTCTGGTTTCGGGAAGGTTACTCCTGAGATTATGGCTACCTTGTTTGATGTGGATAGGGTTATTATTGGAGCTGCTGGATACGAATCTGCTATTGAAGGACAGGATAGTTCTCTTGCCTACATTTGGGGCAAATACGCTTGGCTGCTCTACATCGATCCAAAACCAGCAATCAGGAAAGTCAGTTTCGGTTACCATTTCCAGTATAAGCCAACGCTAAGCACTGATAAGTGGTATGATAAGGTTAGAGAAGGAACTTGGGTTAGAGTCCACGACTTCTACACCAGAGAGACTATTACGGTTGATGCTGCTTACTTAATTAAGGACGCTGTTGCTTAAACAAGGTTTCTACAATTATGGGATATCATAAGATTCGTAGAAAACTGGTGACGAGAGACGGAACGCCGATCTACAAGCTTAAGGTTTATAGTCAGGCTTTGACATCGGTTCAAGTTGCTGCTGCTACTGTTGCTGAACAGACCTATACGGTTACAGGATTAGCAACCACTGATAGAGTCTTGGCGGTTAATCCGCCAGCATCAGTTGTTTGTGGAATTGTAGGAGCGAGGGTATCGGCTGCTAACACCTTAGCGATTGTTTGGGTGAATCCGACTGCTGCTGTTGCAACACCAGTAACTGGGACTTACAAGATAATTTCTGTCAGAGAATAATTATGAGATACAAAGTTCTATCAAACCTAAAAACGGGTGATGATTCTTATGTAGCTGGAGACGAAGTAGAGTTGGAAGAAGAAAATGCAAAGACATTGGTTGAAGATGGGGTTCTTGCTAAAGTTAAGGAAGAACCTGAAGAACCTGAAGAAAAAACTGAAGAGTCCGAAGAGCCCAAAGAAACCGAGGAAGCTGATGAACCCGAAGAAACTGAAGGATCTAAGGAAGAGACTGAACCCGAAGAAGCTGACGAAGAAACTGAATCGGAATAGAAAGTAATTGGTTAATATACTGTCCCTTTGGTCCTTGTGCCACAGGAGAAAAGGGGACAGAAATTAGCTAACTACTATGTTAGCAACCTGTTGAAAAGTATGTTGATAACTTGTGAGAAAGATGGTGGAGAAAACAGCTCGAGATAGATATTAACATTTTCCCTACAGGTTCTTAACAGGTTTCCCACAGGTCAATAGGGGTCAATAGGGGTCATTTAAGGGGGAATTGCGAGTTATTAACAGTTTTCCCTTCCCTAATAATAATAAGTTATATATATACTAATAGTTACTATTAAAGGTCTTAAAAAATATGATTAGTAATTTTTCAGGAAAAAAGGTTTTCAGCACAGGGACGGCTCACGCCACCCTCGCCAGGGCTCAACAAGCCAATGTTGCTGGCAAGAGGGTATTGGTTACAGACGTCGCTGGTTCTTCTGACAAGACTGGAGCTGTATTATCTGTTAAGCAGGGAACTCCGGCCGGAGTAGAGGAGGTCTTGTTTACAGTTGGGATGGCAAAGACTAGCGGGACGCCGTCTGCATTCTCTCACTCCTTCGAGACTCCGATTATAGGAGACGCAAATACGAGAGTGTGGGTAGAGGTTGATGGGACTGCTTCTTGTCGGGCGAACATTGCTGGAATTATTGTTTAGAAGATAGACTGGGGCGAAATTCGCCAGCTGGGTTTTTCGCCTCAGATATCGTTTAGGTTATGCCCAAATTCAAAAAAGGTAGAAATAAAGGTAAAAAAGTATGAGTGCCTATATTACCCATCAAGAAGTCCGTGAGCAAGCGGGGTTTCAATACAAGGAAAGGGGAGAGGCTTTAGGAGATGGAGACGGATCAACCGTTGTTTTTACGGTTGCTAATATTCCAATAGTTGACAGAAATTATAGTGGAACTCCCGTGACTATTGATGATGTTGTTCTTTATGCAGGAGGAACTCCCGTAGCCGTTTCTGCTGTTGTGGCAGGTACAGGGGAGATAACAGCAAGTTCTTCGCCGGCCAGCGGATCTCCTATGACGGCTGATTATGATTGGAGTAATTTAGACGAGACCACATTAGGGAATTATATTAGAGAGGCACACGGTTTAGTCCTTTCAAGATTATCAGAGGTTTATACTTTGCCTCTGTCTTCAGTGCCGGATGTAATCAAGCTTATAGAAAAGAAGCTGGCAGCTGGATTGCTTCTTGATAAAGAATACTCTGCTGGAGGTGATGGGACTGAGGACACAAGAGGCAGGAGATGGGTAAAATGGGCCGAGAAAAAGCTGGACGAAATAGTTTCAGGTGGAATAGATCTCTTGGATAGTGATGGCAACATCCTTACGCAAAAGTCGGGCGTTGGGATTGAAGGCTGGCCTGACGAGACGACAAAAGACGCTACTGATGAGGACGCTGGTGGAGACGTAAAGTTCAGAGGAAGTCAGGATTTTTAAAAGTGAACGGCGAGGTAGGTTCTCCTGTGCCTCCTGTTCACTTCTAAGAATTTAATAGGTTTTATCGTGATATTTTTTCCTTAAATGACCGTGAAGTCTATCGTGACATTTTTTACAAAATGTGATACCATTAGAGATAGAGAAGCGTAATTTAGGATACTTAGAAAATGGTTTGATGTGATGAGCAACTAATTTTCCACCCCTTTTACCACATTTCTGACAAGTAAATTCATCTCTTTCAAAAATTGTTAATCGCCAAAGTTTCATCTTTTCAGATTGTCTTATTAAACGATTTTTAGAACTTTTACCACCTTGCCAATTTGGAGCTTTTTTGCCAACAAAAGATTTCCCTCTGCATTTTTTAGAACAAAATTGAGCTGTATTTCTACGATAATTTTCTACAATGAAATCTTTACCACAGAATTGACAGACCTTTTTAATCCTTTTGTAGAGATGTTTGCTAAGTTCTTTTTGATAGATTCTTTGAGATTTATACCTACAGTTTAAAGAGCAAAAGTATTTTTTACCCTTTTTGAGACGAGAGAAATAACGATAGATTGATTTGCTACAATTATAACATTTTACATATTTACCTTTCATTGCTTAATTATAGCATAATTGCATTTCAAAGTCAATATGCCAATTTCATTTGAACTTGAAGGAGAAAAACAACTGGTTAGAAGATTTCGTGGGATAGAGCTGAAGGGCAAGGACTGGAAGCCCACTTTCAAGAAGATAGGGAAGGAATTGACGCAGGTTTTTTCTGGTCCTGTTTTTGAGACGAGGGGAGGGGAAATAGGAGAACCTTGGAGACCGAGAAAAAAGCCATCCCCCTGGCCTCTTTTGCAGAAAAGTGGTAGAATGAAGAAGGGATTCAAGTATGATGCTAAAAAGGACGGAGTTGAGATCTATAATATAGCCAAGTATTTCATATATCACCAGAGCGGAAAACCAAGGATGAGCAAATTGCCAAGACGTGTTATGATGAAGATAGACAACAAGAGGAAGGTAAATATAATGAAAACATTCCAAAAGGATTTGATTAAAATACTGAGACCTACGAGAATATGACAGATATGGTTCAGAACACAATAGATTTGCTGGAAGCTGATGTTAATACTAACTTGAGGAGACCATTCTTTTATGGGGATCCGATCGCTATACCTGCGGGCAGATTGCCGACTATTGCCGTTGAACTCACAGGTTCTGACATAGATGAGGGTCCCACAGGACACGATAGCCATTTGGACACGATCACGATTAAGGTTATAGTTGATAAGAGGAGGGATCTTGAGAAAGGCCCAGCAAAAGTGCTTGCTCATCAGGCACTGGTAGATTTCGTCAAGGGAGTTGATTCTGACGGAAACCTCAAAACAGACTCTGTTGTAGGGGTATTGAGAAAGCAACTCTCTCTAGATAGAACGGCTCTCGATCAGTTAATGGCGATTGAGTATTCGGTGATAAAAAGAGAAGATTTAATAACAGAGGAAGCGTGGATTTCCTTTTCGGTTGAAACGATCGTTGAGGTATCCGATAGATCTTAAAGGTCGGTAAAGTAAATAAAATTGGAAAAATGAGATACAAAAATACAAGCAATCAAACACAAGAGCTTATAGGTTTTGGTGTTTTGGAACCGAATGAGGTGATAGGAACTGATAGAGAAATAAACAACCCCAATTTTAAAGAAGAAGAAGTTAAAGAGACTTCTCCCGAGCCAACTTTAAAAAGAAGGCCTAGGGGAAGAGTAAGGACAAATGGCTGATTTAGATGTAACAGAAAAACAAGCTTCGTTAGGGCATTGTGCCATAGGGCTTGAGCCAAGTTCTGGATCTCCTGTCGTTCCTGATGTCTTTGTTCCTCTTTATTCGGAGGATGTGGCTGTCAATATCAACGTAGATGACGACAACCCCATTGTCGGGATAAGAGAGGCGAGATACAAGGTATTCAGGGGGCAAGAGGACTATCAGGGAACTATCAGGATTTTGGCCGAACCAAAGACCGCACCGCATCTCTTTAATATGCTTCTGCTCAAGGGGACTTCTACTGGAACTCCCACGACTGGATTCACTCACCCATTCACTCTTGGAAAGCCGGATTCTTACACTTTGGAGATTAATAAGGGAGACATTCCTTTCAGGTTCTTTGGTGTTGAGGCTAAGGCTATTACTCCGGCATTTGAGGAGAACAAAATGGTTTTGGAGGTTTCGTTGTCTGCTTTGGGTCAGTTTTCTGTGGCAAGGATAACAAGTGCTGCTTCTACTACCATCGTTTTGGATGACTCGGAAAGGGCTAATCCTGCTGATGGACTTGTCGCAGGAGATACTTTAAGGTTGTATGATGTTAGTGCTGGAACTTACGAGGATGTGGTCCTAAGTGACATTGCCAGCGATGGGAAGACTCTGACCGTTGCTTCAATCTCAGGAACTTATGTAGAAGGAGATTATCTTTGGTTAAAACCTCTTAGTCCAAGTTATTCTTTAGATGAACCTTTTAACTGGGGAAGAACAGAGTTCAGGTTTGCTTCTGGATCTGCTGCTGCTTTGTCGGCTACACAAGTAAGGGTA